TATACTCCATAGCCTGTTCAGGTGTCTCAGCCGCCACGGTTAGATAGTAACCGGACAACTCAGACATCAGAACCTTGTAGCTTTGAATCGGTTTGGATGTATCAATGATGCCCTTCATTCTTCATCCTCTCCGTATGTTTCTAATAGCATTTCGTTCAGTAACAATTGTTTCTGTATCATGGTGAGTTTAACGAAGTCCTTGAAAGATTCAGCAAGGTCGATCTCAGATAAATCTACATCACGCTCTGCGTCTTCCACTAAAGAGTTCTTCATCTCTTCAAGGATATCTATCAAAGCATCTAAGTTTTCTTTAGTGAGCCTTGTGGTGTTACCTGTTACTCTAATCATCTCTTGTGTTCCTTATAGTTAGGGTCAATTGTTGTTAGTTTCTGTCGCAACCAGTGCATTGAAAGAATCTCACACTTGCCTTCCAAGTTACCAGTAGGCCGCGAGTACTTCACAGCTATGAAGTTATCGTCAACCTCTACGTGTCTGTAACGTGCCATCCGATTGCATAGAGTTTTAAAGCGTGGCTCAGTCAACTCAGAGTATTCCTTCAGGCTATAGTACTTACCTGTCTCTAAGTTAGGGTGACTGCCCACGAATTTATATGTAGTACCTTTCATATCTTATCTCTCCACTGTTATTTTAAAGTCTGTCGCATCTAGCTCAGCCTTGACTGCATCCATGACTTTGGTTTCTAGTGCATCATCTATCATAACTTCTACTGAGTATGAATCTGGTAGGTCTGAGTCAGACATTGCAGAATCAATCATATCATCAAGATCACAACTATCAACCTTTTCTTCCATGCTACATTCAAGATCGTCGAGTCTACTATCAACATCGTCTATCCTCATGCTCAGCTCTGTAACTGTAGACTCTTCGCCATCAGACTCAGGGCTAGGGCTGTCTAGATAGAGCTGTACTCTGCGCTCAAGGTCTGCGATTCTATTAGCATCACGGATATGAATCTCTTCCATAGCGTTGAGCTTTGCATTCAATTCTTGTACATCAACGGTTGCAGAGTGAGACATTCTATCAGCCCTATCTACGGCTATGTTATCTGTAATCTTATCATCAATCCATTTTTCTACTGCTTCAATTAAAGTCTTCATTTGTATCTCCAAGTTATATCAGTTTTAAAAGTTTTAGAAAATTTTATTATCCAACATTTGGCACAGTAATAACTACCCTTCTCTTTTACATCTGCCGCCCTACCGCAACTACATTTTGTCATCAACATCAAACTCCTCAATGCTGTGTATGTAGCACTCTTGCTGAAAGGCAGGTGAGTGACTCAAAGACTTCTCTAATTGTTCGTGTGCAAATTGAGAGAACTCTACCCTGCCCATCTCTGGAGCTATGAAACGTACCGTGGTCTGCATAGTCGCTTCAAAAGTTACAGCATACCGTTTGAAATTACTCATCTCATTTCCTTATAACAGTTATAAATATTAAGCGTCAGTTAAATAGCTGTAGTGTACCGCGCTCACATGGTCACCATCAATCCACTTCTTAGATTTGGTAGCTAGAAAATTGCACCAGTTATTCCACAGTTTTTCCGTGCCTATGTCATGGCACATATCAATATACGCCAACACCTTTTTATTATTGGCATCTATCCCCTTGCTAGTCTTGGGATTCTTAGAAAGTGAGAGGTCTTTAATATCTAGACCATACAATCTAATATTATGTACGTCCATACACCCAACTAGTCCGGCCATCAATTGACACATAAAACCTGCCTTGGGAATGCCTAGCCCATCGACTCGCAGAAATACTTCCATCAATGCCCTTGCTTTATCGCGGTCTGAGTCGCCAGAGTTTATCACTACCATAGCATCCGTATATAGTTTATAGGAATTATCCTGTAAATACTCATAGGTTTTACGTTTATTACCCCATAAAAACTTGGACTCAATCCCCCACCTACTAACATCAGCTAGTTGATCGCCCACACTCAGCCAGTTTTGTTGTATGGATAACACCACCATCAGTGTTACATCTGCCATATTGTCATGCGATGTTTGTGCATATCGCTGACAGTTTGTTGCGTCTACTTTATACATGATTCATTTTCCTTATAACAGTTATAATTATTTTTCAACATCGAAGCAATCACCGATGCTACATAATACTATATTTAATATATCCTCTTTAATTGCGACGGCATCATAATCACCATACGAGCGATGTTTGTCTACGTCATAGTCCAAGATTGCCTTGCTTACATCTAATGCAAAAAATGCTATTTTAGTATCCATTACTTATTTTCCTTATAACAGTTATAATTATTTAACCTTTATCGGTTAAACCCACATTAAAAAACCCAGTGTTTACAAGCACATAATAGCCGTGCTTAAAGTCATACTCAACATACGGTCGCCGCAGTTTACTAAAGCTAAACTCTAGCACACTGTTAGCACTGACTACCACGAATCCACGTTCGCGCTTATCGTCGAACCACGTACAGGCTCGCATCATTTTAATATTTAACATTTTATTTTCCCTTATAACAGTTATAAAAAACAAGCGCGGGCTAAATCATAATCCCACTCGTCGGGGTAGTCGCTCAATTCATGGGCGGCGTTGATACCTGATAACTCTGCGGCGCTTACAACTGGCGCGGCTTTGCAGACAACGGGCCTACCCTCTATGCGTTCGCGTAGTATAGTATTGAACAAGCCGCAACCTTGAACCTTAAAAGATTTTGCCGCATCCATATATCCTAGACCGCGTGGGGTTTCGTGTAACATATCATGATCCCACGGTTCGCCACAATGGGCGCAATATAAATCAAACATAATTTATTTTCCCTTATAACAGTTATAAAAATCTATCTAATAAAGCCGCTCAGGTTCAAGCGACTCTCAAGATATACCTTTTTAGCCGCTAATTTTTCGGGTGTATTCAGCCTCTACTGCTTTGAGCATTTCTGCCTTTCGGTCTAGCCAAAACTGCGCGTAACCGTTTTTCTTGCCGCGCACGATATCAGACCTTAAACCGCGAATAATCGTATCTAAAGTGCAGAGAGCAAAGTGTTCGAATGAATCTTGTAAATTAGTCATGTTAGTATTCCCTTATAACAGTTATAAAAATCTACCCAGTTAAGCCGCTCAGGTTCAAGCGGCTATCAAGATATACCTTTATAGTTGAGCGGCATAAACGGCTATCGCTTGCTTCAAAGCCGCACGTATTGCTACGTCATTAACCGTTTCTAAGTGTGCGCGTAAGATTGCAATGTTGCCGCGCAGTTCTATAGACTTCGGGGTCTCTTTAGCCGTGAAAATGCTACCGTCGCCTTCACCTTCACCGCCACCGTTACCACCCCGCGGCACTACGTCGACCAGTTCCCCATTTTTAACAGTCAATGCGGGTGCATTTGGCTTTCCATTTTCTTTATTGATTCGCTTGCATAGTCTATTCATTAAAGCGCGGACAACTGCGACTGCGGCTTTATCACCGTTTAAAGCGTCCCAAAATGCAAGTATGAAATCTCTCGCGGCTATCTCTTTTCTATTAATCCAAGCATCAAGCGCGGCCGTTAATATCGCGGTGACTTGGGTTTTATTTTTAATGCCGGTTTTAAATCCTCTCGCTAGTTTGATGGCCATTTCGTTAGTCATTGCTAGTACTGGTGCTGTAGTTGCTTTAGTTGCTTTTTTCATTTTAGTATCTTCCGTTTTGGTTAAAGTTATTTAGTTTTTAAAGTTGATAGGTGCATACTGGACTAGTGCAATGGCATTGTCAATACTAAAAAAAAATAAAAGTGAAGTTTTTTTAAAATAAATATTCTATAACAGTTATAAATAGCAGGGGTCAGCCTAGAACGGCTTAGAATGGATTGTATGAGGTTTTAAGGCTATAGAGCGGTATTGATCAACAATTGTACAATCTTAATGAACTCCCTAGACTATAAGAGAGTATATTGCAAGTTATTAATTTTCATAGGTTTCATAGTTAAAAGCTATTAGTCTTTACAGTCTCTAAAGTCCCTACAGGTTAGGCAACTAGATTGCAATAGTCTTTTGTGACTGAATAGTCGCAGAGACTTTATAGACTTTGAAGGGTTTCTATGATAGGGCTTTTTAGACTGTAGAGACTTTAGAGGGCGGGCAGGTCGCCATAGCCCCCTCCCCCTATATATACTAAACCCCATACATTTTACAGGCTATTAAGATTGTATACCAGATAGGGGCGGGGCTTTAAAGACTTTATAGGGAAGGGAATAAAAGGAATATTCTCTTTTTCTTTCTTTTCTTTTTACTAAAAGCTAGGAGGGGTGGTGGGGGTGACATAGGCTATATAACCCCCGAGGGCTTAATATCTATTATACTGTGATATTGAGGTTTTGTCAAGAACTTTCTTACATTTATTTAGACCAAAAAGTAATAAAAAGCTTGACAAATGCTCAGATCGCAGTATAATAGAGTACATGAGTAATAATAAAGAACTAACAACTAAGCAACAATCCTTTATAGATAACTTAGTTACTTGTAATGGTGACACAAAGCTTGCCGGAGAAATGGCAGGTTATGCGCCTACAAGCATTAATAGTGTTGTTAAGAGTTTAAAGACTGAGATACTAGACTTAGCTACAAATATCTTAGCGCAGAGCGCCCCTAAAGCCGCCATGAAGCTTGTACACATCATGGATAGTGCAGAACCTATACCGCAAGCTAATATGCGTATACAGGCCGCACAGACCATCCTAGACCGTGTAGGCTTAGGCAAGACAGATAGACTAGATGTTACTGTTAATACTGCCGGAGGTTTATTTATTCTTCCTGCAAAACAAGAAACAGTAATAGAAGGTAATTATGAGGAGGTCTAGTAGCACTATTCCTTTTGGTTATAAGCTAGATGATTCTAATAACGAAATGTTAGAAAGCGTCCCTGACCAACTTGAAGCTTTAAATAAGATACTGCCTATGATTAAAGACCGTACAATAAGTCTACGCGAAGGTAGTCTGTACTTAGAAAGCATGACAGGCCGAAAGTTATCACACATGGGCTTAAAGAAAATAGCAGACAGACATGCAGAATGATTGGGATGTTAATCCTGATAACTACCTTAAAGACGAAGAAGGCAATTTCGTACTCAAGGTTGACGGCACTCCGCGTAAGAAAGCAGGTAGAGCTAAAGGGTCTAAAGGGCGTGGTTATACTTATCACTCAAAGACTAGAGCAAAGATGGATGCAAAGAAAGCAGTAAGAGAAAAGAAAAAGAAATTAAAGGCGGCTCAAGCTAAAGTCAACAACTATAAGAAGTCCATAAGTACAACTACAAAGACTCTTAATAAGTTAGAAGGTACAGAAAGCTCTAATGTCATAGAAGACGTTGAACTGGCATCCTTACCTTCTTCTTTAGCAACTGAAGCTCAAGAGGATGTTATCTTCAAGGCCAACGAAGGCCCACAGGAAGACTTCCTAGCCGCAGGAGAAACAGATGTTCTCTACGGTGGAGCGGCAGGGGGTGGTAAGTCCTACGCCATGCTTGTAGACCCATTACGTTTTGCCCACAGACCCGCTCACAGAGGTCTAATCATAAGACGCTCTATGCCAGAACTTAGAGAGCTTATAGACAAGAGTAGAGAGTTGTACCCGAAAGCATTTCCGGGCTGTAAGTACAAGGAAGTAGAGAAACTTTGGAACTTCCCAAGCGGAGCAAAGATTGAGTTTGGATTCTTGGAGCGTGATGCAGACGTATACCGCTACCAAGGACAAGCATATAGTTGGATAGGGTTTGATGAAATTACACACCTCCCGACAGAGTTTGCTTGGAACTACTTAGCTTCGCGGTTAAGGACAACCGATAGCTCTATAACGCCTTATATGCGTTGTACAGCAAATCCTGGCGGTTCGGGGGCTACATGGGTTAAAAAGCGTTACATTGATCCTGCGCCCTCTCACGAGTCTTTTATAGGACATGATGGACTAACAAGGAAGTTTATACCCGCTAGGCTACAGGATAATCCTTTTCTAGCAAAAGATGGACGATACGAACAGATGCTAAAGGCTTTGCCGCCTACACAGCGTCAGCAACTTCTAGAAGGAAACTGGGATGTTGCAGAAGGTGCGGCCTTCACAGAGTTTGTTCCGCAGTTACATGTTATCACGCCTTTTGAAATACCAGTACATTGGGAAAGGGTTAAAGGCATTGACTACGGTTACGCATCTGAAAGTGCTTGTATCTGGGGAGCAGTTGATCCTAGCGATGGTACTTTGATTATCTATCGTGAGTTGTACCGAAAAGGCTTGTTAGGCACAGAGCTTGCAGAGATTATTACGGACATGGAGATGCAAGACCCCTTCAGCGTCCAAGGAGTGCTTGATACAGCGTGTTGGAGTCGTACTGGTACTACAGGCCCAACAATCGGAGAAACGCTTGTAAGAGCAGGACACAAGCTTAGAAGAGCAGATAAGAACAGGATACAAGGAAAGATTCAAATCCACGAATACTTGAAGGTCATGCAAAGCGGTAGGCCACGATTGCAAATATTTAATACATGCCCTAACCTGATACGCGAGCTTCAAAGTATTCCTCTGGATAAACGCAACCCAGAAGACGTAGATACACATGCACCAGACCACGCATATGATGCACTACGTTATTTGATTATGTCTAGACCACGTATAAACGATACGCTAAGTCAAATGAGACAGTTCCACAGAGAAAGAAGTTATGCTCCAGTGGACTCAACCTTTGGATACTAAAGAAATATGAGTGAAGAGAACGAGTTATTTGGAAACGCAGGAGAGATTTACTTTGCACCAGTAGAAGGTGAGAGTGGTCTTGACTTGACTCTTGAAGAATCTATACGTCTTAAATTTGTAGGTTTAATTGAAGATCGTTTTGAACAAGCTGAAAGCGCTAGAGAACACGACGAATCTCGTTGGCTCCAAGCGTATCATAATTTCCGTGGATTATATCCTAAGAATGTACGTTTCCGCGAATCAGAAAAATCTAGAGTCTTCATCAAAGTAACTAAGACTAAAGTCATTGCGGCTTTTGGTCAATTAGTTGATGTTATGTTTGGCACTGGTCAATTTCCAATAGGTGTCAAAGAAACAAGCGTTCCTGAAGGCGTTCCGACTTACAAACACTTAGACAATGCTCCTAGTATTGAAAGCACCCCCGCTGAAGAAAAAGAAGAAGAGGTTGTTAATCCTTTTGACGTAGGCTACGAAGGAGACGGCAAGGTTTTAAAAGCGGGAGCTACGTTTTCATCAGGCGAAACAGCCCTTGAAAACGCTTTAGAAGAAGCAGACGTTACATTTAAAGATGGCCCTAATCCTGATCCACAGGCTTTACAGCTTGCTCC